GAATTGGGAAGAAATCATGAAAAGTTGACTATTCTTACGCCTGTAGATGCTGGAACTTTTTTCTTCAAATATTTAAATGCCCAGATTCAAAGATATATTAGGGAAAACAAAAGAAGGATAAGTACCTTGGCTAAGTGGAAAGAAATTGTCGGCGATGCATATGTAACTGAAGGAGACGTAGTACATGATCCAAGTCACTACTCCCGTTGGAAAATTGAACCTATCACTTACATCATGCGTAATGGATTTGAGTTCTGGCGGGGCAACATCATCAAGTATGCTTCCCGTGCTGGGTTTAAGATGTATGAGGGTAAGACAGAAGATGAGTCAGAGATTGTAGACTTGGAGAAGGTGCAACGATACTGCCAGATGCGTATCAACCAGTTGAGGGGAGAGACTAAGCTATGATACCTTTAGGACAACTGAAGCTGTTACTTACTAAGGCTGGCTTGGATTATATTATCACACGTGTTGACGGTGAAGTAGCGCATGTAAACATACTGGTTGCTAGGGATAAAGAATATGTACACCGTTGAGTTTGATCATGACGTAACTATTGTTACCAGTATAGACGAGCTGGATAAACATGAGGACTTGGAAGTCGTGCTAGATGGAGATGGTATAGTATACATGAGGCAATACGACGAGTCTTATAAAGGCTATCAGCTTGTTGTAGTATCATACCAACAAGTACTGGATTTTATAACTTCACTCAATCAAACAGAGGGTATGTTTAAGCTAGAACTAATAAAGGACAAACAATGACAGAGTATTTATATGGCGCAGCCGTTACATATGCGCTGGCTACTATCTTATTGCTCAATGTAACAGACCCAGTAGACGACAGCAGGCCCAACGCACACATATGGTTTGCCTTAGGCTGGCCCGTGATGGCTGTTATATCTATCTACGAGATGATTGTGTATGGTTCAGAGGGGGATAAGTAATATGACAGAGACAGCATTGCTACGTAACCTAATGAACAAAGAGTTCTACGACAATCATAAGGGTATGCGTTGCCCTGATGAGTTGTTCACTAAGGACATGCGTAAGATCAAGCAGGCTCTAGATCAGGCTATGGTACTGTACGATAAGAGTATCACACCTTCTGAACTAGAGGCGTTGTTCTTCACAGCTAACCGTACTATGACTACTGCCAACAAGGATGCATACGCTCACCTATTCAAAAGGGTTCAAGCTGAGCCAGCTATGCATGAAGAGATTGCTACTGAGGTATTGTCTCGCCTGTTTCAGCAGCACGTAGGGGAGTTGGTAACTAACCTTGGGTTTAGCTACGTTAATGGAGAGGAGAACAACCTAGAGAAGCTACGTAAGTTAGTTGAGGACTACAAGGATGACTTCACCCCCAACCTTAACATCCAGTTTGAAGACATCGAACTAGACACTATCCTTGAGGGCATCCAGACAGAGACACAGTGGAAGATGAACATCCCTAGCCTACGTGAACGTGTAGAGGGCATCAGTGGTGGTCACTTGGTTATGGTAGGCGCACGCCCTAACACAGGTAAGACTACCTTCCATGCCTCTCTCATTGCTTCTCCCGGTGGCTTCGCACATCAGGGTGCTAGGTGTTTGATCCTTACTAACGAAGAGAAGGCAGTACGTGTGGCTGCACGTTACGTCCAAGCTTCCTCTGGTATGAACATCCACCAGATTACGGAGAACAAAGCACTGGCCCTGTCCCGCTACACTAAGGTCAAGCAGCAGATCCAACTCAAGGATAGTACAGGCAAGGACATGGCGTGGGTTGAGGCTGTAGTTAAAAGCTATAAGCCAGACATCGTAGTGCTAGACATGGGTGATAAGTTTGCTAGCCGTACCTCTGATAAGTCTGACGTGTACCTAAAGGATGCGGCTATCCATGCACGTAACATCGCTAAGATATACAACTGTGCGGTGATATGGATGTCACAACTCAGTGCAGATGCTGAGGGTGTAGTGCAACCCAACATGTCTATGATGGAGGGTAGTAAGACAGGCAAGGCAGCAGAGGCAGACTTGATGGTGTTGATCTCAAAGAACAGACAAGTTGAGGGCGTAGACGGAGAGGAAGATATGACACGCTACTTGACTATCGCTAAGAACAAACTAGATGGCGGTTGGCATGGGCGTATTACTTGTGAACTGGATGGCGATATAGCACAGTACACAGCATAGGAGAGATGATGAGAACGGTATTAGACGTAGAGAACAACACTACTAAACGAGGGGGTAAGAACTTGTTAGACCCTTGGGAGCCTGGAAACTTCTTGGTTCAGGTTGGTACTCTCAATGTAGACAAGACGGATGAAGAGCACATACTTACCTTCGATCACAAAGAGAGTAAGGATACGAGAGGTACTGCTGCGTTTGTACTACAGACTATACTGGATGAGACTTCTCTTTTGATTGTACACAACGCACGGCACGACCTTCCTTGGCTATGGGAGTCAGGCTTTACTTACGATGGTGACATATATGACACACTTATAGGTGAGTACCTACTTCTTCGTGGGGTCAAGCGTGGTATAGGGTTAGCATATTGTGCTGAGGCACGTGAACTACCATCACGTAAGCTAGACGTGCTCAAGGATTACTACAAGAAAGGATACAATACGGATGAAATACCTCTAGCTGAATTAAAAGAGTACCTCAAGGGTGACTTGCATGTTACACGTGAGTTGTTCCTTGCCCAAGAGGAAGACTTCGCTAAACCTGAGAGCCTATCTATGCTGAAGGTACGGGACATAAGCATGAAGGTTGCAGTTACCCTGTGTAAGATGTATCAGAGGGGCTTCAAGGTAGATCGTATTGCATTGGATGAAGTACGAAAAGAGTTTGAGGAGGAGAAGGTAACCTTAGAGACACGTCTTAATGTGCATGTGCGTAACCTTATGGGTGACACACCTATTAACATTAACTCCCCTGAGCAGATGTCTAATGTTATATACAGCAAGAAGCCTAAGACTAAGAAGGAATGGGTGGAACTCTTTGATCATGTTGGAACTATTGATGAGTACAAGTCTACCGTGACAGCTAACACAGATCGTATATTTAAGACGCAAGCCTACACCTGTGATACGTGTGAGGGTACAGGTAGTACGTACCGCATCAAGAAGGATGGCACTAAGTATGCAAGACCTAACAAGTGCAAGGACTGTGAAGCAAGAGGCTACCGCCTTAAACAACTGAACCAAGTGGCAGGCCTTAACTTCTTTGCACCTAACAAGGAGTGGGTCAGCGCTAATGGATTCTCTACATCAAAGGGTAACCTAGAGATACTCATCGCTACGGCTAAGACTAAGGCAATGTATAATGCCGTGGAGTTTCTTACGGACTACCGTAGGCTCAACGCTGTGGGTAGCTACCTGTCAAACTTTGTTGACGGTATTGACTTGTTCACTAAGCCTGATGGTTTCCTTCATGTAGACCTGTCCCAAACTACTACAACTACTGGGCGGTTTAGTGGGCGTAACCCTAACATGCAGAACATGCCAAGAGGTAACACATTCCCTGTTAAGAAAGTGTTTGTATCACGTTGGGATGGCGGACTTGTCTGTGAGGCTGACTTTGCCCAGCTTGAGTTTAGAACCGCAGCGTTCTTAGCGCAGGATGAGACAGCCATGAAGGAGATTGACACAGGGTTTGATGTACACAGCTACACGGCTCAGGTCATCACTGATGCAGGGGAACCAACGACACGACAGGAAGCTAAGGAGCACACCTTCGCACCCCTCTTTGGGGCTACAGGGTACGGCAGGAGCAAGCCAGTCGCTGCTTACTATGCACACTTCAATGAGAAGTACCAAGGCGTAGCTAAGTGGCATAAGAAACTAGGGAAGGAGGCCGTTAACCTACTGAAGATTACTAACGTAAGCGGTAGGCAGTACGCATTCCCTGACGTACACCGCAGAGAGAATGGCAGCATTAGCCACATGACTAACATCAAAAACTACCCTGTGCAGGGCTTTGCTACAGGTGATGTAGTACCCGTGGTACTGATGGAGTTGGACGAGAGGCTCAAGCCTTTGAAGTCATGCTTGGTTAATACTGTACACGATTCTGCAGTCATAGATATACACCCAGAGGAGAAGGATAATGTAATAGCTATCATACACAGTATGAACGAAGATCTAACTAACATTATAGCAGAAGCCTATGATGTAAAGATGAATGTACCCTTACTCTTAGAGGCTAAGATCGGGCCGAATTGGCTTGACACAGTAGACGTATAATGCTATAACTTAGTTTCTTTAAACCCTACCAGAAAGGTTCTTGTACAATGACAAGCACAGAAGTAACACTATCAACTGACGGACGTTCTATCGCAGAGATGATGGGTCTCTCCCAGAGCAAAGGCGGTAAGCGCTCTATGCTTGCACGGTTCAGTCAGATCCATAGCCCACTGAAGGGTGACATGGATATCAACGGTAAGTCTATCAGAGTAGATGTAGTACCTTCAGGTGCATACAAACTACTGCAGTCAGATGATAAGGTAGCGTACTCGGTGTCACCTAAGATCCGCATCTATGCACAACGTATGCAGTGGACACGTTGGGACTCAGATGAAAACACTATGGTCAAGACTGTACTCGTTAATAGCCTCAGTGGTGACCTGAAGGATAACACTGGTGGCTTCAATGCCGGGCGTCCGTCAGGCTACGTCGAAGACTTCAAGTCTTTGCCTAAGGCTACACAAGACTTGATGCGTAGCACTAAGCGTACCAAGGTTGTGTTCGGTACTGTAATCATGCAGGACGCTACTGATGAACAAGGTAATGCTATTGCTGACGAATCCATCACCACCCAGGAAATCCCATTCGTAATGGACGTAAAAAGCCGTGGTAGTATCACTGCCATTGATGACATCATGAAGTCCATTGATCGTAAGAATGCACTGCCTCTTCAGTACTACCTTGGCATGGGTGCAGAGATGCATGAGATGCCTAACGGCAGTGAGTACGCTACCTTTGAGATCAGCCTAGCAGATAAGGTAGACCTGAAGGACTCCGACAAGGACATTCTTGATGGCTTCATGGAGTGGATTAGTGGCATGAATACATACATCAATGACACTCACAATGAGAAGAGTGGTAGTTCTGGTATGTCATCTAGTGCAGAGTCCATCATCAACGATATCGTAGACATTGAGGTAGACGTTTAATGAACCACACCGCTGAATTAGCACTACATACATTCCTACAGAAGGCACTTGCAGGTGAGTCTAAAGTAGACGAAGCTGTAATCTCTCAGGTAGGCACTGAGGTAGCGAATGCTGTACGTAAGCAATTCAGCGGTGGCCCTCGCGAGGAGTTCCGACTTCGGATGTCTAACCTTGGACGTCCTAAGTGTCAACTCTGGTACGAAAAGAATGACCCTAAAGATAAGATACCTTTCCCTCCACACTTCCTAATGAACATGATCTTAGGAGACATTGTAGAGGCGGTATTCAAGGGGTTACTTCGGGCTGCTGCTGTAGAGTTTACTGACAGTGAGAAGGTTGTACTCAACCTATCAGATGGCACACCCATCAAGGGTGAGTTCGATATGATTATGGACGATAAGGTTGACGATGTTAAGTCTGCCTCACCTTGGTCATACACTAACAAGTTCGTTGACTTTGAAACCTTAGCTAAGGGTGATGCCTTTGGCTACGTGAGCCAGCTGGTTGGTTATGCTACGGCTGCTGGCAAGGGAGTAGGTGGTTGGTGGGTAATCAATAAAGCCAACGGTCACTTCAAGTATGTAGATGCCTCATCCGTAGATGTCGATCAGGAGATGCAGAAGATCGAAGATACTGTGGCATACATCAAGGAGGACAAACCTTTTGAGCGTTGCTTTGAGGCTATACCTGAGACGTATCGAAAGAAACCATCAGGTAACTTAAAGCTGGGTGTGTCTTGTGGGTTCTGCGCCTTCAAGGGTAAATGCTGGCCTGACCTGCAGACGCTGCCTTCACGTGTGTCTACTGCTAAGGTGAAGCCTGTTGTGGACTATGTGTTTATAGGAGATGAAGTTGGTAGTACGGAAGCATAACGCTAATAGATACCGCAGTGGACTAGAGAGAGTTGTAGCTGATTACCTAAAGCAAAACAAGAATGACTTCAGGTATGAAGACCTAAAGATTGAGTGGAAGGATCTCAGGTACAGGACTTATACTCCAGACTTTATCTTAGACAACGGTATCATAGTTGAGACAAAGGGTATCTTCGATAATGAGGACAGGCGTAAGCACTTAGCTGTAAGAGAACAGCATCCTGACCTAGACATCAGGCTAGTGTTCAGTAACTCTAAGGCCAAGTTATACAAGGGTTCTAAAACAACATACGCAATGTGGTGTGAGAAGAATAACTATCTGTATTCACATAGGGTTATACCCCCCGACTGGCTCCTAGAGAAGGGCAAGGCAGTCAAGACCAAGCGTATTAAACTTAAGGCAGGCTATTGATGGATGAGAAGTTCAGTATAACACTTATACTAAAGGTAGATAGGGATGCTAACTTCCTGTCTTCAGTACAAGACGCTCATCCTGAGGATGTGTATGACTTAATTAAAGATGTATTCTACGACATTGACGATGTCACAGTAGAAAACTTAGTAGTAAAGGAGCGGGTATGAGCCACATTAGTGACGGAGACTTAGATGCATGGGGTTACTACGAGGGTGAGGCTAACCCCTCTACGCTGCACCCTAGCCTCGGCTCTATCAATTACAGTAAATGGGTTGAGGGCAAGATCTTAACAGAGGGCAACGACAGGCTTGTTGAGAACACCCTCGGCCTCGTAGGTGAGGCAGGAGAAGTAGCTGAGAAGATTAAGAAACTTATTCGTGACAACTCAAGGTTTACCCCAGATGATATTGCTAAGGAGCTAGGGGATGTTGTCTTCTATTCAGCTGCTCTTGGTAATATCTTTGGTCATACACTTGAGTCAATCATTAAGTTGAACATGGATAAACTAGACGGGCGACAGGCTCGTGGAACACTAAAAGGATCAGGCGATGACCGATAACTATTTCCCAACAGACTACCAAGCATTCATCCACAAGTCACGGTATGCCAAGTACCATGAGGGTTCAGGCCGTGAGTCGTGGGAAGACACAGTGACACGTTTCTCTGTCAACGTCATCCGTGACATGGTTGACCCTGAAACTAAGTACCAGCTAGAGCAAGCCATCATGGGCC